GCCGCGCTGTTCGCCCGCTCTGCGTTCGGCGAGGTCGACCCGACCCTGCAACTTGCCGAGAAAGCCGGCGATCTTTTCCTCGTCCTTGATGTCGGACAGGATTTCCTTCAACCGCGCGGCCGCCGCGGCCTCCTGCAGGACCGCCTGGGCCTTGGCGGACGACAACGCGATGCCCCGCTGCTGAAGCTCGATCGCCGCCTCCAGCTGCGCGCGCTCGACCGCCCCCAGCCGATTGGTCGCCTCCAGCACATCGAACAGCGCCTGCAGCCGCTCCCGCTGCGCCTGGTTGAACTGGCGCTGCAGCACGTCGGCGAGCCGCGCCTCCTCCTTGGTACGCCTCTCGTCCGGCCGCTCCGCCGTGGGCGTCCGCCCTTTCAGCAGCGCGCGCCGCTCCAGGAGCTCGTTCTCTCGGCGGCGCAGCTCGCCGAGCGAGGCGACGGCTTTGACCACCGAGTCGGCGAACTTCTCCAGCGCCTCGCGAATGCGCGGATTGGGCTCGACCTCCAGCAGCGCCCGCAGACCCTCCAGCCCGCTGGTGTCCAGCGTGGCAGCCCGCTGGACTGCGGCCAGGAGCTGATCGATCCGCCCGATCTCCGAGGCAACCTCGGGCGTGATCGGCATCACCGCGCGCTCTTCGCGCAGCAGCCTGCCCAGCTCCGCGGCCTGCTGCTGCACCTCGCCGCGCGGATCCTCCAGCAGGCGCTGGAACGGACCCAGCAGATCCTGTTGCGGGATCGGCGCTTCGGTCAGCGCCTCGCGGACCGCGTTGATCGGCTCGACCGCCGCCGCCGCCGCACGGGCGATCTCACCCGCGATCGCCCTGGCCTTCTCCTGAATCGTGTCCAGATCGCGCTCGGCCGCGAGCACCTGCGCCGCGCGCTCGGTCGTGGTCAGACGCCCGATCTGTTCGGCCAGTTTCTCGATCTCTTCCGCCGACCGCGGCGCCATGCGCATCAACTTGTCGAACTGCTCGACCAGCGCCTCGGCTTCTTCGGCCGCCTTGCTGACCCCGAACGCGAACTGCGCCATCAGGCCGCCCAGCGCCAGGAGCGCGCCAGCGATGATGCCGCCGGGGCCGAAGACCGAAGCGATCTGGGAGCCCTGCTGGGTGAGGATGATCAGCGGATTCTGCCCAGACTGCAGTTGGACGGCCACGTCCTGCAGCTGCAGGGCGATGCCCCCGACCGCGTTCCTGGTGACGCGGCCGAGCCGGCGCATCTCGTCCTCGGCCTTGCTCCCCATCTGCTGCAGGCGCGCCTCGGCCTGCGTGGCCATGGTCCGGATTTCCTGGACGACGACGTTGCCACCCTGCACCTGCAGGCGGATCGTCCGGGTGAGCTGCGCCTCCGCCATCATTCACTCCTCGGCGCCGACCGATCGGCCGCCCACTGCCCGTCCATGTTTCTGGCAGCGCTCCTCGATCGCGTCGAGCATGCCAGCCTCGGCCATCGGCAGGAAGTGCAGGAGATCGGCGCGCGGGACCCCGCGGGCCTCGCCCAGCATCACGATGCTCGGCCAGTCGAACCCCAGAACCGTGCCCATACCGCCCAGCCGCACCGCGTTGGCGCCGGCCGCGATCACCGCCCACACGGCCGCGCCGATCTCGGTCTCCGGCGCGGTGATCGCATACTCACAGCGCCACGGCTCCGTGGTCGCACAGGGCGCCGCGCTGGCTTCGCAGCGCCCGCAGAACTCTAGCCCGCCGCCTGGCTTCCAGTGCCACCGGGCGCGGGCCCGGATCCGTTTCCCTCCCGCCTCCAGCGGTCCTTCGCCGCCAGGTAGACCAGCCAGAAGACGTCGATCATCGACATGCCGACGTCGTCCAGCCCGTCCTCCAACAGCCGCCGGAGGTTCTCGGGCGAGAATGGCGCCGGCGTCCCGTCGGCCTCCTGGATGCCTTCCCAGCCGACCACCACGCGCTTCGCCAGTGCCATCTTCTCGGCCCAGCTCGCGGCGACCAGGTCGTTCGGGTCGGCCCGCCGCGCCTCGATGTGCGCCATCCATGCCGCGTGCTCGGCGACAGGGTCGTGCAGCTTCACGAGCAGCCGCACGCCCTGCGCCAGGTCGACCCATTCGGGCTCCGTCGGACGTCCCTTGGCCAGGATCGGCACGATCGCCTCAGGCGTAGGTCGAGACGTCGTTCACCAACACGACGCGCATCGCCGTGCCCTCGCCGACATCCTTGCTGCCGACGAGCTCGTGGGTGATCTCGACGCGCCCGCCGCCCGACACCGGCGGCCCAGCTCGCCCGAGTTCCGCCTGATCCAGCTCGATCGTCAAATTGGCGCTGCCGCTCTGGCTCCACCCCAGCTGCAGATCGAACACGGTCGCCGCGTTGGCCAGATCGATCGTCGTGTCGTCGACCAGCGCACGCACCAGATCGCCGTTGATCTCGATCGAGCCGGGCACGATGTCGCCCACCGCACCGGCGCCACCGACGTAGCGCAGCATGTCGAGATTGTTGGCGTAGTTGAGGTTCGCACTGAGAATCTTGCCCCAGTCCACGCCGTCCTTCTTGACGAAATTCTGCAGGTTCGAGAACGGGGTGTAGGCGAACTCCGTGGGCGTGCCCGCCCCCGACGAGTCCAGATCCACCTGCTGCGACCCCAGCAGATCGATCCGCAGGCGCGGGAAACCGCGCGGCTCGATCCGCCAGCTCGCCCGGTTCGCCATGACGCCGACGGTCTGCAGATACTTCGGGACCGCCAGGTCGCCATGCTGCATCTCGATCGTCGCGCTGGGCAGCGTCGTCGCGTTGCTGAGCCAGGTGTGCGTGTAGGGACCGGCGCCCGTGGTCGTGGGCAGCCCGAACAGCAACGTCAACCAGTGCCCGATCGCCCGCAGATCCACCGGCACCTCGATCGAACCGGTCACCTCGATGATGTCGCGGCTCGGCCGCACCGGCTGCCGCCCCAGCCCGATCAGCGGCTGGTTCTCGAACGCCTGCCGCGGCGCCAGCTCGACGCTGTAGGCCGGGAGGAGCACGTAGTTGCCGGTCGCCGCCACGCCGTAGGTCGTCTCGCGCTTGACCGCCAGCTTGGCATTCGCGCCGCTCGCCGGTGCCGCCATCGCTCGCTCTCCTCGTCGCCCCTTTCCAGCCCCAGCTCACCCGACCGGGCTGCTCGTGGCGAACTGTAGCACAATGGGGACCCGGGCGTATCCATGCCCGATCCCGGCCGGCTCGCGATCATGCTCGATCTCCGGCGGGAGCACCCGCGACGCAGTGACCGCCCCGCCCAGTCGCGGGTCCTCACCAATGATCGCCGCCACCCGATCGACCATCTGGTCCAGAATGGCACTCCGCATCGCATCGTCCGCCTCGGCCACCATCACCTCGACCGTCGCCACGTGCTCGAAGTGGTACCATGGCGAGCTCAACCCGATCGCCATGAGCGGCTCGCCCGGATCGCCATCTCGCAGCACGATCAGACCGTCCCTGGGCGACGGCTCGTCGGTGACCAGGTTGCGCTGGACCACCGCCGCCGGCTCGAACTCGGCCCGCAGGCGCTCCAACAGCGCCACGAGCGCCTGCTCGCGCGTCGACATGCCTACGCCTCCTGCAACTGCACCCTGGCGTCGAGCGCCAGCGCCAGAAACGCCACGCCCGCATCGGCGTGCGCCGCCAGGTCCCAGAGTTTCGGCTGCTTCACCGTCTCGACCAGGATGAACATCGGCACCCACCCCTGCTTCAGCAGGGCGCGCCGATTGGCGACCCGCGATCCCACCTGCAGCAGCCCCGCCGCCATCGCCTGCGTGCGCCTCCGCCCCCCAGCGGTCCGGCTCTGCCGCTCGTAGACCGGCAGGCACCAGAGAAGCCGGCCGTCTCGCGTGCGTCGAACGAAGGCCATTTGCAGCGCGACCATCTGCCTGGGCGTCACGCGCAGATGCGCGTAGCGCTCACGCGACGAGTATCGCTCTGCCTTCCGGCGGCGCCCGCCGACCAGATTGTAGCCGGTCGGGATCGCCATGTAGCGCGCGCGCCGTGCCCGGATCACCTCGCCGCGATCGAACGCGGTCACGATCTCCGGCACCTTGGTGCGAAGGAGGACCGTCGGCGACAGCGACGCCTGCCGCTGCGGATCCGGGTAGACCCGGAGCCGCCAGGCGTTGGCGACCCCGGCGCCCTTCTTAAGGGCGCCGCGCGTCGTGGCGCGCAACACCTCCACGGTCTTCCGCCCGGCAGCGGCCGCCGCTCTCGTCACCCGAAGCTCCAGAAACGAAACATCCTCCGCCATCAGCTGGGGCAGCGTCTCGGTCGCAGAAACTCGCAGCTGCAGCATTCCGGCCGCCGCGTCAGATTGGCGCCAGGTCGACGGTCCAGATCAACCCCAGATCGTCCCCGATCGGGGCCGACTGCACGCGATAGCGCGCCGCACCGATCAGCACGTGGTCGCCGATCCGCGGCTCGGGCACGTCCTCCATCGACACCAGCAGCTGGGCCGTGCTCGCTACCACGCCGGTCGGGCCGAACGCCATGCGCTCGTCTGGCACCCGGCAAAGCACGCGCACCGGAACGCCCGGCGGCTCGCCATAGGCCAGCCACCGGGCATCTACCGCCACCTCCGAGCGGAAGAGGGCCGTTCGCAGACGAACGAACGGCGCAGACGTCACGCTCAGGTCAGCCGCGCCGACTGCAGCACCTGCGGCCGCAGGCACATGAAGAGCGGGTAGGAGTAGAGCTCCGACTGCACCCAGGCGTTGCGCTCGCGGTCGACGATCGCGACATTGTAGAGCGGCCGCCCGAGCGTGTTGACGATGTCGAAGCTCTCCCCGGGCGAGAAGGCCACCGCGAACATGCCGCTCGCGCCCACCGGGAAGAACTTGCACTTGGTCGGCGGGACCGCGACCGTGCTGTTGTCGTCCGTGCCGCGATAGTTCACGAAGCTGATGCCGCCGAAGCGGAACATCTCCCAGGCCGTCGGCTCGCGCAGCTCGGCCGCCGCCGCGTGGTTGAGATAGGTCGCCCGCACCTCGCTGTGCGCCGTCAGCGCGTCCCAGAAGTCGTCACCGCAGAGGCCGTAGACCTGAGTCGTCGGCGTCCAGGCGCCCTGCGCCGCCCGCTGCATGGCGCGGATCACCGCCGTGCACCGGTTCCGCAGCTCGCCGGGCGTCGGCCAGCCGGCATCGAGGTTGAAGTCGATCTCGGCCGGCTGGGCGACGCCGAACAGATCGAACCAGTTGACGATGATCGATCCGTCGGCGTCGGTCACCACGCCCTGGATCGCCCCGAGCCGCATGTTCTCCCAGGTCAGCGCGATGTTGTCCCGCAGGGCCGCCGTGCGGCGGGCCCATTCCGACATCACCGTCGCGAACTGGTCCTCGGTGCCGAACGCGCGGAGCCCCTGGATCTCGGACGCCTGCAGCTTGTCGAACTGGGCGATCCGCACCGTGCGCACGTCCCGCACGTTCCGCAGCTCGTTGGCACGCGGCTGCAGGGGCGCGCCGCGCGGGCTCGTCTGCACCAGCTGCAGCGTGCCCTCGATGTGCTCGATCGCCACGGTCTCCGTGCGCACCGGGCGCACCGTGAAGAGATTCAGCGAGCCCAGGAACGAGGGCAGGTAGGGCTGTCGATTGATCGCCTCGGTCAGCTCGACGAGCGAGAAGGCGTCCGCACCGAAGATGTCCATCGTCGCCATCGTCGTCTCCTCAGCGCGCGATCAGGCCGCGCCGCGCCAGCGCGGCGAGCGCGACCACCTTCTGGGCTTCGGTCAGCCCGGCCTTCCACGCCAATCCCGTTCGCCTCAGCTCGGCATGACGGACGATCGCCGCCCCGCCCTTCGGCGCCGCGGTCGCATCCGCCCCGTAGATCAGGACCCCGTAGGGCTCGGCCGCGCCATTCGTCGCCGCCGGATCGTAGGCGACCACCGAGCCGCGCGTGACCGTGATCGAGAAGGCATCGTTCACCGCGAAGTCGGTCGATCCGTCGTTGATGATCAGCCCGACCCCGGCGTGGAACTCCTGCCCGACATCGACCGTACCCAGCACCACCCCGTCCGGGTCCGTGATCCGGAAGGTGCCGCCATTGGTCGCCGCCGCGGTGCAGGTCGCCGTGTAGACGCCAGGCTTGGCGCTCTCGTCGGTCTCCAGCAGCGTCACCGTTCCGTTCCCGGTGTTGCCGGCCGCCGCCTGCACCGAGCTCGCGCGGACATAGACGTCGAAGCCGTCGCCCACCGCGAAGTCGGTCGAGCCGTCCGCCACGGTGAACGACAGCCCGCCACCCGCGAACGCCACGCCGACCGTGCCCTTTCCGATGCGGGCACCATCCGGGCCGCGCACCTCGAAGGTTCCGGCGTTCGCGGCCGCCGCCACGAACACGATCTCGTGCTTGCCCTCGCGGATCCCGGCCCCCAGCGTGATCGTGCCGACCGTACCGTTGCCCGTGTTGCCCGGCTTGGCGCGCACCGTGGTCGCGGTCGCGGTGACCCGGCCCACGACCGCATTGTCGGCCAGCACGGCCCCCTGCGCGATCGTGACGTCCTCTCGGGACAGGCTCCCGTTGGCCTCGGAGAGGATCGCGTGCCCGGCGTGATGGTTCTCAGTGAACGTCGCCATTGTCCCCTCCTCAGAGCTAGCGGCCGATGGGGCGCCCACCGATGGGCGCCAGCGGCGCGTAGGCGTCCATCCACTGCGCGGCGATGGACGCCCGCTTCTGCGCCCCCGCCGGCACGTGCATCGGCGAGATCGAGCCGGCCGTGCTGCGCGCCGCCAGGAGCGCCGCCCTGACTTCGGCCACCGACAGCCCCTGCGCCAGGAACTCGGGCGCACGATGCTCGGCTCCCGCCAGCGTGCACAGGTCCGTGATCTCTCGCACCATCGCCGCGTGCTCGGCCAGCGCTTCCCGGCGCGCCTCGGCCCGGACCCCGTCCAGGTCCACCACCTCGGCCGTCTTGACCGCTTCCTCGGTTTCCACCACCGCTCTCCCGCGATGCCCCGCCATCTGGCGTGCATCGTACCGGATGTCGACCTCATCGGAAATACGCGCGGCGAAACCACCGGCTACCGCCTCGTGCGCAGTCAAGATGGCGGCCTCCGTTGCCCGCACCTTGGCATCGTCCATGCCGAGATTGGCAGCCACCTCGCGGACCAGCGCCGCGTAGGCGCCGTCGACCAGCGCCTGCAGCCGCTCGCGCGCGCTGTCGCTCAGCGGGACGTGCGACGACAGCTCCGCCTTCCGTCGCCCGCCCACGATCGGCGTCCAGCGCAGACCGAGCTCGCGCTCCATCTCCGACTGATCCAGGTGCATCACCAGCACGCCGATCGATCCGAGGACGGCCGTCTCGCTGGCATAGAGCCGCTCTGCGGCCGACGCGATCGCATAGGCCGCCGACAGGGCCTGATCGCGCGCGATCGCCACCACCGGCTTCTGCGCCCGCGCAGCGCGGATCTCTCGCACCAGCGGCAGCAAGCCGGTCATCTCGCCGCCGGCCGAATCCACGTCCAGCACGATGCCGCGAACCGATGCGTCGGCCAGCGCCGCCCGGAGATCGCTCGCCAGCTGCTGATAGGACGTCAGGCCGGATTCCGGAGCAACGAAACCACCGCGCGCAACGAGCGTCCCGTGCACCGGAATCGATGCAATTCCATTCTCGACCTGCAGTGTCGGGCGACTGGAAGGCGGCCACGACGCGGGGAGCGCCTGCTCGCCCTGCACACGCGCCACCAGCACGCGCGCGATCACCTCCGCCCTGGCGGGCTCGATCGCCAACGGCGGCCCGAACAGCCGCGCCGCTACTCGGGGAAGGGTCAGCATCATGCGGCCTGCTCCTGCGGCTGCACGTCGTCCATCGGTCGCTCCTCGGGCCGATCGCCGCCCGCTGCGTTCGGCGCGGCGCCGTAGACCAATCCGAGCTCCCGCTCACGGGCCCGATCGGCAGCCTGCTCGGCGTCGACATTCTCGACGTCGTAGCCGCGCTCGGCCACCGCCTGACTGCGGCTCTTGAGCCCGTGCTGGATCTCCAGCACCTCCGCCTGCACGTCCTTCTGCGGATCGACCCAGTCGTTCTTCGGCGGAAGCCAGTCGACCAGCGCGATCTCCTGCCACCGGCGGGCCGCCAGCACGGGCGTGAGACCGGGGATCGCCCCTGCCACGATCGCGGTTCGCAGCCACATCTCCCACACCGGACGGCAAAGCTGATGGACCACCACCGTGTGCTGGAGCTGCTCGATGCGCCGCCGAAACTCGACCAGCCCGGCGCGCAACGACGAGTAGTTCGCCTGCCGCAGATCGCCCGTCACGGTCCAGTAGGGCAACGACATCCCCGAGCAGATGGCGCTCAGGGAGCGATACTGGAACTGCTCGTAGGCGCCGCCCACATCCGCCGGCTCCGAGAACGTCACCTGCTCGCCAGGCAGCAGCTTCATGAGCGTGCCAGGCCGCCAATCCGCGAGCACGGCATTGTCGGCCTCCGGATCCGCGTCCGTGACGCCGGGCAGATCATCCGATGCGGCCGCCGTGTGAATGAAGCCGGCGATCAGCGCGGCGACCTTCTTCCTGTCCAACTCCGCGTCGTCGTACTGATCCAGCAGGTGCAGCCGCACCATCGCCCGTGTCAGCCACGGGATGCCCCGCACCTGCCCCGGCCGCTGCAGTTGGTAGACGTGCAGCATCTCGTCGGCCGGCACGCGCACCGTCTCGGCGCCCGCCAGAATGGCCTGGGCGTCGCCGGGATGTTGCCGGTAAACGTGATAGGCCAGGCGCCGCCCATCGAGATCCATCTCGATGCCGCACCGGACCACCCGGCCATCACCCAGCGGCCGCGTGTCGTCGATCGGGACCTGATCGGCCTCCAGCACCTGCAGCCGAAGCGGGACACCGCCGGCCGAATCCACGACCGGCCCGACTAGCGGGCGGACGAACGCCTCGCCGGCGTCGAACAAGGCGCGCACGACGAGTACCTGGAGCCCGTAGAAGTCGCTCCGCTCGGTGACGTCGGCACGCAAGACCCACTGTTCCCAGGCCCGCTGGATGGCCTCGCGCATCCACCGTTCGGGGGCCCGCGACCGCGGGACGATGCCGGCCCCCACCGTGTTGGCGACGAAGCAGTCCGATGCGCTCGCCGCGTAGGCATTGTTGCGCACCAGATCGCGGGCGCGATTGCGGAGCGAGGAGCCCGAGGCGCTCAGGATGGCGTTCACGTGGCTGCTCGTCGGCCGCCAGCTGGCCAGACGGCGGCGGCCTTGCGTCGCCTCGAAGCTGGCCATGACGCGCGACCGGTCGGCGGGTGCCGCCGTGCGCCAGTCGAACCCGGCAGGCACACGGATCCGCGGTTTCATCGCCACCTCGTCACAGGTCCTTCTGCGCCATCACGCGGACCACTCGGCGCATTCGGCCCGCTTCCATCTCGCGCTGCTGCAGAGACCGGAGCTCGTTCAGCGCGCGAAGGAGTTCGTCCACCGAACGATAGCGGATGCGGTGCCCGCCGCTCTCGACTTCCTGCTCCGGAACCGAGAGCGCGCGCTCCAGTTCCGCGATCTGCTCCGAGATGGTCGGAGGCATGTGGCCCTCGCTACGATCTACGGCGGCCCTATCATCGCACAGCTGTCGAAGCCGCACCATGCCGCCAGTTGCGGCTCACCGCCCGAGCTTCTGCACCACCCACCACGACAAGACGATGCCGGCGACCAGTGCCCAGCCGGGGATGAGCCAGCGGAACCATACTGCTAGCCGTTCCGCTTGATCATGCGCGCCGGCAATGCGCTCCATCGACCGGGTCAACTCGCGGAGCAGCTTCTCCTGCGCCAGTTGCTCTTTCCTCAGCTCCTCGATCGCCGCGGGCATGGACCCGACGACCGGCCAGACGCGCTCGTCGAACCGCTCCTTCCAGGCGTTCAACCTGCTGAGTTCCGCAT